GGTGATATGAACACGGCATTGGGAAATTGCTTAATAATGTGTATTTTGGTTTATCATTTATCCAAACTGAAGAAAATTAGGACTAGATTATTAAACAACGGTGACGACTGCGTTGTAGTTATGGACTCTAAAGATTTGGAAAATTTTTCAAATGGCTTGAGTGAGTACTTTTTAGATTTTGGTTTCACCATCAAGATCGAGCAACCCGTGTACGTGATAGAGGAGGTTGAGTTTTGTAAGACACAGCCAGTGTGGAATGGAATTGAATACGTGATGTGTAGGAAGTTCCCGGACTGCATTGACAAAGACTCAATTAGTTTTCTACCCATTAACGACGACAAAGCATTAAATAATTATTATCATGACTTAGGAGCATGTGGCCAGGCGTTGACTAGTGGCATACCAGTACTGAATGAGTTCTACCAAATGTTCAGTAGATTCGCTGGTAATGCAAAGGGGTTCAATAGGGACATTAGTCAAAGATCTGGGATGGAAATTTTAGCTTGGAGAATGGAAGTAAGGGCCATTCCCATCACTGAAAAAGCAAGATTTTCATTTTACTTAGCATTTGGTATCACCCCGGCAGAGCAGATTGAGTTGGAAGACACGTATCGAAGGAAAATTAGAATTCCTTTTAGTAGTCGTGTTGAAAACGAAGTCTTAACTCTACAGCCGTGGTACTTGATGTCTAAGTAGCAGCCTCGTTCGGGATGAAACCAGAGACATAACGGACCAATAACGAATTATACACACAGACCTAGCAAGTCTAAGCGCACTATAGCAATTAACGAAATTTTGTAAAATAACTTTGTAAAATGACTAAACGTAATAAGAAGAATAACAAATCCAAGAAAGGTAAGACCAAGGGACAACCAAAGGTGAGAGTATCACTACCGATGCTTTCCCACAATAGTAAGATCATGGATCACGCACACAAACTTTGTGCAATTAGCAATCCCTTTTGCCCAGCTGCAAAAGGTGCAAAGCTTTTTGATTCAGATACTACGCCCTCGATCACATACCGAGTATCCCAATTAATTCCAATCACTACAGACTCCAATGGATATCAAGCAATTATGGTATCCTCTACACCACACTTGGCATACTATAAAGCAACTACCATTACAGCCGGTACTGTTGCTGTATGGGATGCTGGAAACGATAACAGTTTCTACTCTCAATTGAGTAATAATGTAGGATACTGGAGGCCTGTATCAGCAGGAGTTAGGATTAAAACTACACAAGCATGGACCTCAGCAACAGGTTTCTTTGCCATCACAGAAATCAATAATCAATCTACCGCTCAATTACCAGACTGCGGAGCATTAACTTACGGATTGCGTGCAGAAATGCAACCAGTCCGTGATTGCGACGTTAGTATGATTTTTAGACCTTTAGGTAGAGCACCAGAAACATACCAATCTATGTCTTCTGGGGGCCTAGTAACAACAGGATTGTTACTAACAACCTCAGGAGCAACAGCAAGCACCACAATAGGTGAAGTGGAATTGGTAGTAAATTATGAATATCTACCCACACCAGTCAGTGGATTTCAACAATTTACTAGTCAAGCCGGACATAATATACCAAATGTCATGAATGCACGGGCAAACGTCCTTGCAGAAATGCCACAAATTATAAAGGGTGCCGGTTCACCAGCTGATGATAGAAATTGGATGGCTAAAGCTGCAGATGCATTGAATTCTATAGCAGGAGTAGCAGTACCAGCAATGGGAGCCTACAACTCGATGACACCAGAAACAAAGTCACTTGTTCTTGGGGGTGGACGCATGGCAGGTAGACTTCTTATGATGTAAATATGTACCATAATAATTTCGTCGTTTCCAGTTAGATTTAAACTGGGGGATTACATACCAAAGAGTAACAAAATAAATATGTACCAACCGATCACAAGTTGTGCCCGTATACTGCAAATATATGAGGTATCACTGTGAGGCGATGTGGAAAGGTGGGGCTGCTAACCCCGAACATGATGGGCGATTCGTACTATGACCCCAATAATGCATAATCATGTTTTGTAAGAAACACCAGGAAGCACCGTTGCACACAGTCAAGATCCCGGCGGGGAGTGCTGAAATTAAGTGTTCAGCGAAAACATCACGCAACTAGTTACAACTAGTTGGGCTGCGGAGG